AGGTTGATGATTGGTTGATTAAAGTTTGCAGTACCTGTTCCTGTGCCCGCTGCTTCTACTCTGACGGAATCTCCTACGGCATAGGTAATGCCGGTGGTACCTGCTACATCGTTCCAATCGGTAGTACCAAGTGTTACGATAGTGTAAGATAACCCAACCTGTAGATCCACAGCGTCGGTCAATACAGTGGTATCAGGTTCAATAAAGTTGACCACATAGATTTTATCTCTTACACTGGGGTCAGTATCAGCTGCAAATATCACGCGACTGCCATTGACCAACGTATAATCGTTAGTGGTGTATCCTGTGCTGCCTTCCACATTGCTGAGGGCATCAGTTTCTACAAAGTCAATGACGTTGACCGGTTGCTTGCCTTCAGTGCCCATGTTGAACAGTCTGATTCCACTGCGGAACTGCAAGATTGGACGTTTGGCTTTGTAATCATTGTCCAACACCACCGGAGTGTTGTTGTATGCACCTGTGGCGTTGAGCACATCGATGTGGAACCAGCGATTGCTACGAGTCCAAGCATTGAGATCAGGGCTGGCACGATCAATGGTGAGATAATCTATTACTCCTAACAAGGATTCTTGCTGGGTAACTATTTCTGGAGTGATAAAGTTGCTTACTGGCAACAACTCTATGGCAGTGCCTACCCCGCTGACATAATACTGAGGATTCTGGCTGGCAGTTGCAATCATAGATCCATTGGCTGATGTCAATGAAAGCGCAGGACTATATTTGGTGATGCTGATCTTGAACTGAGAATCGCTGAAGATTGACTGCACATAGTAAGTGGTGTTGGCTGCTATTCCGCCAAACACTGCGCCAGAGAACATTATTTCCTGTCCCACAATAAGATTTTGTGTGGAATCAGTGGTGATGAGGTTGATACCAGATGCTGTGTTGATACAGGTCAATGCCACGGATCCGGTTTTGTACTGTGCCGGTGATACGTTGCCTAAAAACTGTACCTTGAGTCCGTTGGTGAAAATCACTCCATTGGGACTGGTATAGTTTTTGTGACCAATGATATCATCAATATAAATCGTGCTGCTGTCAGTTTGTTCCAGCAAGCGGATGCGACCAAATATAGCAGGATCGATGCTGTCTTGATAGTACAAGGTATCTAGCTTGGCAGTGAGCACTGGCATTTCTTCCAGAAATCCTGGAGAATCCTTGTACCACTGAGTGCTGGCATATTCCGTGCCATAGCTGATCACAAACTTTTCTAGAGGATTTATGGTCTGGATGCTGGTCAGTTGCAGATATGTGTACCCAGCTAGTTCTAGATAGTTTATACGCCAGACATTGTAGTATTGATCCACAGGCACAGGTGTGGCTAGATCAAACGGCAAGCTATCATACAATCCTGTGGTGGAGGTGCCAGTGATCGCGGTCACTGTGAGATTAAGATTGTTGTTGGGTGTGTTTGCACCAAAAGCAGTTCCGGGTATGTATAGCGTGTCACCTACTGCATAACCGGTGCCTGGATTGATCACCGTGATGGAAGTGGTGGTGCTGGTGTACATGGTGCTGTTGGCACTGAATGTGAGATCAAGCACAGCACCCGATCCTAAACTAGAAACATTGGTAGGAGTTATTCCCGAATACGTGATCCTTGATCCGCTGCTGACCATGTTACCACTGACACTGAAAGTGAGCTGTGTGAGTGGGTCAAATGGTGTAGTGCGTATCCAGCCACCATCTTCACCTGGAGTACGTTCAGTGAAAACCAAAGTCCTGGTGTTGAGGTTGGTGATACCGTCGATGCCGCCATATTCTGCCACGAACTGATCCAATCGCGCACCATTGATCTGATCAAACTGGAGACCTGTGATCAGGTCCACAGCACCTATGCTGGTGAGATTGTAGTAGAAATCTTGAGCTGTTTTCTGTGGCACATTGAAGTTTACTGTGCCAAGGTCTATGCCGTTGTTGGTAACACCAAACACTGACCTAGATGTGATGTTAGGAGTAACAGGGTTAGTACCGCTGATGCCCGGATCTGTTTGTATCCAAAACTGTGGACCCGATCCTGCGGTAGCATCAACGATGCTGAACTGACCATTCATAAGACTTTGTGTACCACAAGCATAATACAGTGTGTTAGGAGCATCTTGTGGTACTGTGAATGTGACACTGCCAACTATAGAACCATTGCGGGTGACACCTGAATTGTAGGTATCGATGGTACCGGTCACAGGTGATGTTTTAATCCAGAAAGGAAAATCACCTTGCACAAACAAGTTGAACACATAGGTATTACCACGAACCAATGTGATAGTGGCATTGGGTTCATTGTTGATGTTGAAGCTGGTGACATTGGTGCGAGTCACACGGTAGTTAACAGTTTGCTTGGTGTTCTGTGCTACTTGGAAAGTGTAGTTTCCGCCGCGCACCAAATCAATAGTTGGGTTGTTGCCGTTGACGCCACCAAAGGTGTACACACCATTGGCACGATCCACCACAAAGTTGTTGCTGAGTGGTATGCCTGTGGATTGCACATCCACTGGATCTGGACCATTGGGAACCCAATAGTATTGGCTGAAGTTGATAAAACTGTCAAAGTCAACAAACGGATCAAAAGAATAATAATCGCTGGTGTAGAGGCGACCAGGTTGTGCAGTAGGTGAGCCTTGATAAGCCAGTGCATCGTTGATACCGGGATAAGTGATAGCGTCAATGATCTTGGTGTTGTCATCAGCATCTACGCTGATCACACCTGCTTCAAGTTGATAGTCTGCGCGAGTCTTTGTGGGTTCTATCACATACTTGTCATTGGGGTTGACGCCTGGTCCAACTGTGCGTCCGATAAAACCCTGTGTCTTTTTAAACTTGGGTTCTTGGATCAACTGGTCCAGGGTTGCTGCCAAAAACTGTTTGTTGGCGTCAGTTTGAAAAATCTCAGGAAGAAAATCTACACTACGGATACGGGCCATTAAATCACTCCACTACCTGGGGCAGTACGCAGGTTAGTACTGGTCAATGCATCAATCACCACGATGTTGTCAATGGTAGCGCCATTCGCAAATATCTCGCTAGGCTCTGCTCTAATCTCGTACATGTCACCAAAATATTTCTGTGTGTCCAAAGGAACCAATACCACAGAACTGATGATAGTTCCTAGATATCTATGTAGGTATGCTGCCAACTCTGAGAAGTAAAAAGTATCACCAAAGTTCCATTTGTCTATGCTGAAATAATCATTCATGGCCGCTAACACAGCACTCTTGATTTCACTGGTGCTGGCTGTGGAGTTCTGCGCACGGATCACTTTGATCGTGGCACGCAATGACGCAGCAGCCTTGGGACCAAACAAGGGTTTGAATACCACTGAGTTCAGGATGATGTTGTCACTGATCATCTTGTAGTCTTGTAACTGTTGATAGGCAGTGTTGAGCTCATCTATGGTGGGCATTTCAGGTTCTGTCACTGTGCCTGTGGTGTCTTGGATCCAGTTTTGATATGCTGTATAATAAGCCTGTGTGACCACATACAAGTCAATGATGTTGGTGGTGCCTGGATCGATCCTGTTGGTCAAGGGCGAGTTATGACGGTACTGGAAGTACAGACTCTGTCGGCCTGTGCGAGCTATCCAACCTGTGGCAGCACTTATGGTACGAGTACCAGCTGCGTTGATCGACAGATTGTAGAATGCATCTTCGCTGTAGGCGTAGAATACTTGTCCAGGACTGTATTGGAACTTGACCAGTTCAATGGTGTCATAGGTGGCATAGTCTGAGTTGACCACTCCTGGCTCTACCAACAGATAGCGTTGTAGATTATCAAAGTCCACTGTTTGCTGCAAGAACACCAGTTTGAGATTGGGGTTTACTTCAGGTGCCACGATCTCGTTGAAGAAATCTGGATTGTCTGGGATACCGTCGCTGTCACTGTCTCTGTAGCTGATTAGCACCTGGAAGTCGTCCACATAGCCGTCGCTTTCCACAGGCTGACCAATGATAGTGGTATAGATGTCGCCGGGCAAGGGAGATGAGCTATCAGGCTTGGTATTCACTGCCAACACGTTCACAAAGTCTTTGACCGTGGTTCCTGTGCGGCTATCGTATATCTTTTGGTTGCCATAGAAGAAGAATCTGGTCTGGATCACTGATCCAAAGTAGTATGCCAATCCGCGGAAGGTGATAGTGTAGTTGTTGTCCACTGCCACGAACTGCACCATCCAACTGGCATCAAGATTGGCGCCCGAAGTATTACCAGCATAGGTTTGGCTCCAGGTAGCATCGGCATCTAGGTTAGTGCTGGTGATCAAATACCAGGTGCCTGCTGTGCCAGTGATGCTGCCGTCGTTGTCGTAGCCAAGACCAAAGTTCCTGTACAGCAGGATCTGCTGCGTCATAGCTTCTTTGATACTGGGAGGTAAGTCAGTGATGAATATGGGTATTATGGTTTCAACCACAGCACCTGTGGGCACGAAGTTGTTGAGTGTAACAGGACCTTGTCCGTCGGTAAAGTTGCCTACCCCTCCGTTGCTGCCATCGCCGATCACTGCCAGTGGGCTGGCCCAGATTTCTAAGTGGTCTTCAGGACGAGTGGGCAATCCTGGTTTGAGTCTGTTGTTGGAATCAAAATAGTAAGGCTGTCCGTTGATCACAGGAGGTACAAACTTGATCAAGCTGCGAGGCACCACATACTTGAATGCTGTGCTGCTGTAATCGCCTACCATCACAGGCGCACCAAGAGCATTTTCAAAGTAGCCTGTGGTCTCATTGGCCAATGTGGTGCTCTGATGCCAAGAACTCAGCGCAGTGCCTCCAGTGTTGACATCTATCCTGGGAAAGTTAGCATAGTAGAACTGTTTGAATGTAGCTCCAGCTAGTGCAGGCTGCACACTGTTGGCGATGATGTCTGCTATCTCATTGCGGTTGGTCCAAGAGAACAGCACTGTGGGCAACACATCTTGTTCCCACATAGCACCATCGGAAGAGAAAGTGTTGGTACTGGAATACTTGCCAGTGTTGTCTACTAGATCAAGATAGCGGCTGGTACCAATACTGGCGCGGTTCAACGCCTTGCTCTTGATGATTGAGTTGTACAAGGTAAATGGGAAGAGGTTGTAATCTTCGCCGTTGACCATTCTATTCTGGGTGTAGTATCTAGCAGGCGCACGTTGTTTGATGGCGTCAATGCTTTCACGGGCCTGTGCATTGCTCACTGGCTGTGTGATACCGCAGGTGAATGTCAGTGTCTGTAGATTACCGTTGCGGTCGATGTAGCTGATAGGCAGCACCACGTTCTGCATTTCGGCAGGATTGATGATGTACTGCAAACCATTGCTGGCACGCACATAGGCACGGAATATGCCCACCGGAATCTCGCTGAACACACCATCTCCAAACACCATGGTAATCTGGTCGTTGGTCCTGCTGGTGGTAGAAAATATAGGACGCAACAAAGCAGTCTGTTCGGCAGCCGAAGCATAGATATTTTCAGTAAACGCCCACTCACGAGAGATGTTGCCCACGTTGTCTAGTTGATACAACCAACGATCGTCGTTGTTCACACCTTCGATGTTGATGTTCACTGTGCGGTTAGCGATACGCTCAGCCAAGTTAAAGTCTTGATTCTGCAAGGTACCTTGCTTGAAGAAGAAAAAGTAACCGTTGTTGGCGCTTTGGAACCCCAATCGGTCGTTGCGATACAACACGTTGAAAGGAACATTGGGGCGTGGGCTGGGTTCGTAGATGTAATCGCGGCCCACGCTGGTTGAAGTCATTGCTTCAAATGGCATGTTCACACCGTCAACGGTGGCAGTATACGGAATCACTGGCAAGTAACCAGGCACCAAGTTGATGCCGTATTCTGAAGTTTCCACACCCAAGATGTCTTGGCGGTTACCGGGTCGTCCAACTTTCTGGCTACTGACCAGGGCTGCATTGATCACGGTGTTCCACTGCTCTAACCAGTCCTGGTTAGTGGGATCTGCCCAGTTGATAGTGACGTTGCTTAGGTTCACACCGTTGTAGTCCACCACAGTTTCTGTGGTCCTGATATTGAAAACTTTGAGCAAGCCCTGTGACGCAGTATTGCGTTTGGCTGTGTAGCTCACTAAGTTGGCCAAGCGTGTGACTGAGTCACGACGCTCTGCGGTGTCAAGATAGTTTTCGCGGGTGTTTAGATCTGTGCGGAAGGCCAGTGCCTGTCCCATGAAAGCGATCACGTCCAACAGGGCGATGTATTCTGAACTTTCAGTGTAATCGTTGAATGTTTCTGGGTAGTACAAACGCAGATAATCTACAAAACTCTTGCGTAGAGTTTCAAAATCGTAGCTCTGGAAGTCAGCTTCACGATAGGTTTGATAGATCTGTTTCCAATCCTCAACCCCAAATATCGCTGTTTGTCTTGTGGTTTTTGCCATTACTGTTGGACCTTTTGTGTCTTGATCTTTTATTTATGGACACAAAAAACTGGGTAGTTATACATAGCTGGCCGAGCGACTGACTTGGTTAAAGAACACATTCAGTATTTCAGCGTTGACGCCTCCCACTGTTTGCAGCTCAAGTTCGATCAGCATGCCATTTTCTTCGGGGTAAACATTGATATTGCTGATGAAAACTCTGGGGTCTCCACCGGCCACACGTTGTACTTCATTGATGATGCCCTGTTGCACAGCATCCACCTGGTTCTCAAACAGGTAGTCCCACAGTATGGTACCATAGCCAGGACGGCCAGGCAGTTGCCCCTGGCGTATGTTGAATGCGTTCAAAAGGTCGCGTTTGATCAGTTCAAAGTCTATCAGCGTGAACTTTTTGTATTGATTTTGAGTATTGAAGCCAACAAAGGTAGTCATGACAGTATTTATGGATTAAAAACCACCGTATTATCGAGAAGTTCGTTGAAGTTTGTACAGTATTTCTCTAAGCAGATTTCTAGCGGTATCACTTTCTCTCAATAGTTCTTTGTTCTCTAGAAAGTTAGCATATTCAAGTTCTTTGAGTGCGATTCTTTCATCAATGGTGGGATTAGTTCTTGATATTGTGTTGGCTTCTTGTGTGGCGGCATTGAAAAGTTCTTGTCCACGTTGACGGATAGCAGCTCGCAATACTTGTGCCTGACCGTTGAGACGATCATATTCTTCTTGTGTGATCGCTGTGATTAGTTCACTGTTTAGCCCATGTAGTTCCGCATTCAATGCTTTGAACGCAGTCACCAGTTGACCGACGAAATCTTTCCATTGGTATATGGCAATAAACTTGCCAGCAGAACTAGATCCAGCCAATACTTCGGGCACTTTACTGTCACCTACTACTCTAGTAGCTGCTGCATCCACAGTTTGTGAATTTACCGAAGCTTCTACCGGTTGTGGTGCCACTTCTTGTTTGACCGGAGCATCCACCCTGGTCTTGGTTAGATTCACTGCAAATGCAGAATTAGCAGCTATGTCGTCAAATGATGCTTTGAGCTCTGGTGGTATCAAGCCATTGTTTTTGGCCCAATCCACTGTGGCAGTTACGCTCCTGGCAGACATGGTGCTCACCCCTGCCTGTGCTTGTGCGGTCAGTGTATCTGTGGGTATACCTTGAGTTTTGAGATCGCTGAGTCCTGCTTTCATCAAATCCTGCTGGAACTTGTCCTGTAAAGGACCATTGCCCAGCAAACTACCAATATTTTTTATGCCTTCTTTGCCGGTCCATACCGTAGGACTTTGTAATACATCAGTGAGATCATTTTCTCCAGATGCTAGCCAACTGGCAGCGGTGCCTGGTTTGACCACACCCACTTTTTCCAACTGCGTGACGTTAAATCCAAACTTGCCCACACCCAATGTGTTGCTGATGTCTTTGGCAGATTGTCCTACTAACTTGTTGGCTTGGGCCAGCGCACCTGTGACATCAGCTGACGTCATATTACCTATGCTGCCTAGAGATGGACCTTGTTTCACAAAGTCGGCCACATTGATGCCAGCTACTGGCGTACCTGTCATGCTTTTGGCTATGGTTCCAATAGACTGGCTGGCTACAGATCCTATCTGAGCAGCAGCGCCAGTGAGTGCGCCTAGCACAGCAGATGTTCCGCCTGTTGATGCTGCGGTGTTGAATGTTGATGTCAAACTAGCACTGGCTGCACTCAAACTCGGTGTCAGTCCTGAGAATGTGCTGGTGACCCCAGATAACGCAGAACCCACACTGCCAGGCAAACTCAATGCACCTGTGGCCAGGCTGGCCAATCCTGCTGTGCTGCCAGTTATGGCAGAGCTTACTTGTCCGGCCGCAGCAGCACCCAATGGACCTAACGATGCTGTAAGACTGTTCAAGTTTGTGCCTGCAGGTAATGCACCACCAAACCCTGCGGTGGCCTGAGATAGTTCAGATCGGGCTGCTTCTAAACCATCTGCGGCTTGCGTGGCTGCACTCAGCGTGTCACCCACTTTGAATCCTGTGAGGCTACCTGTTTTGACCTGGGTTTCAAATATGGCTTTGGCCTGATCAAAAGTCATCCCAGGTGGTCCTTTGATCTTGAATACTTCGCCACTGACTTCAGGAATGTTTATGTTGGGCGGTGGGCCATAGTACGCACTGGCGTTTTCAGCTGATGGCGGTGAATCTTTGGGTCTTGGATAACCTATTTCAGCTAAACCTGGCAAACCACGACGTAGTCTTTCGCCATTGGTGCGATCCCATATTAGGTAATCGTCACCTGTGTAAACTAAATCAGAATTTTTAGCACCGGATGCCAGTTGAGATTCAAAACTGGCCTGTGCCTGGGGTACACGGTTTACTAGACTACCAACGCTGGCGCCATTGAGGCTGAAACTAAACTCGCTCATTGTGACCTCTGTATCTCAACACCAGCTGGTACGGGTATAGCACCAGGTGGTGGTGGTGGTTTGCCTTGCTCCAGACTGATTTCAACATCCACACCTTTGTTATGGTATGGGTATGGTTCGTGTGTGGGCGCCCGGTTCACTATGCTCTCCAAGGCACCTGCGTTGACCTGCCAACCAGCAGCAGTGCTGAAAGAAGTGTCGTCCAACACAGTTTTAGTTATGGGATTGGGCGTGGCCACTGATGGCGCAGAAGGACCATTCAAGTCAATGCCACCAGCTTCAAATGTAAGCAAGCTACCGCCTTGCCAGCTGCCAATGGCGCTTTGCATACTGAGACTGCCGTCGGATTTAACTCCCACATATCCTTTGCTGTACAGCACCATGTTTTCTTGTGCTCGTGCTGTCAGGTTTACTTCTGCCTGTAATGCGATATTTTCTTTGGCTTTGACACTGAAGTTACGTCCTGCAAACATGTTGATATCTCGATCGGCATGGAGATTTATATCTCCCCGAGTGCGTAGATTTATGCTGTTTGTAGCATACACATCCAGTGTGCCTTGTGCGCCTAGTTCAAACCAAGCTAGGCCATTGGCGTGAGTGATATAGAAAAAATCACCGGAGTCACTCATGGTGATCTGGTGTCCAGCTGTGGTACGGAATCTCATGAGTCGAGTAGTACCGGCAGCATCACCGTCATCCATGACCAAGCTATGCCCACCGGTGCGTCCTACCACTTTAAGGTCTTGTGGCTTTAGCGTGCCATCATTGATCTTGGCACTGATTTCTCCAAACTTCATGCCACCTTGATACACCGCTGGTCCTGGAGTGCTGATTCCAAATACCGCGCTGGGAGATTCACGTTGGCTAGAACTAGATATAGGACCGCGCTCGGGATCCTTGATCAGTCCTTGATTGAACATGGTGGCTGTGACCACACTCTGCACAGGTTTGGGCATGTCAAAAAATCTAGATGATTCTTCCAAAGCCAGATTGTTGGTGTTGATCTCCACCACTGGCACTTGCGATGCCCCTTGTAAGTATGCTTTTTGATTTTCGTTTTCAGGCACAAACTTGGTACTGGCACCAATGGCCGGAACCATGTGTCCAATCGCTTGATCAGGTGCAGTGCCGATGTAGAAACCTTGGCTACGGTCGCCATTCACAAACACACACAGCACCGTAATACCCACATCAGGTGGGGTGAACCACATGCCGTAGCTGTTGCTGTTGCCGTCGATATAGGTTCCAAAACCTTCTTTGGCAGGATTATAAGGAGTGCTGCCAAAGAACTGGGGCATGTAACTCACTGTGGTCCATTTCTGCGGATCGTTTTCATCACCGTTGCCGAATGCTTCTATGTAGACCTGTATACGTCCGGATCTAATGCTGTCGGTTGTATTCTTGACAAGGCCGTAGAATGGTCCAAACTCCGCAGGTACTCCGCCACGGTCAAGTTTATAGTTTCCTGGACGTCCTCTACTGCGTGTTACTTCCGTTGCCATCGTTTATCCTTTAGTAATCTTGTGCTATGTTTTGCGGTGTGGTTGGTTCTGTTTGCAACCCATCTGCTGTAACTCTGGTACTAGCTGCACCTGGTGCATACTTGGCTAAATCTGCATTGAACTGTGCCTGTAAGTTAGTACCTGCTACCAACCCACCCAGTGAACCTAGCACACCACTTGCAAATGCAGGCACCGGTAATGGTGCAGCAGCCACTGTGGCCCCACCTACGCCATCTGTGGGAGGCTGCGGTGGATTGGCTGGAGCCACCGTGTCTTTGGGTCCTGGTGGTGCTGCATTGATCACGTTGGGTGTGCCACTGCCGGCACCCACGTTCACTGGTTCTACAGGTACAGCAGAAGTTTGTCCTCTAGCGCCATCGGCTGCTGCGGATGCGGTGATCGCACTG